GCTTGGTTTTTCCAAGCAGTGTTAACTGTAAAATAACCAAATGGATGTCGATTTTGCGTCTTAACTTCTGCAGTTTCTTTACCAATCATTCCATCCTTTTCACTATCATACTTATACGTACTTTGTGTACCATTGTAATACTCAAACACAAGCTTTTCGCCTATGTCACCCATCTTTTCTTTTTTAGTTACCATAATTATTCTTCTGATATAATTGCTTTTATATGTTCCGCATCAATAATAACAGCAGCCTTTCCATCGACATTTACTGGCATTGATTTTGACCAATCTAAAAATACTCTTTGACCTGACATTAATGGCCCAAGAGCTTCTGTACTTACAGCTAAAACTAGTCCTGGTTTACTTGCCTTGTCAATTGTATCGGTAAGTATAATACCGCCAGCTGATGTATTATCTTTTTGTACTTCACTGATAAGTACATTGTTTCCTATCATTTTCATGTTTCTCTCCTATTTGTAGAATATGTGATTATTAATATAGACTGTTTCATTTAGCGATTCAGCCCAATAAGGATAAACACTATCGTTATGATAATGTGTTGACCCCTCTGTAATATCCGGATAAGCTCCTTGTATTACATCTCTCGCAATATGTAGAGATTTTAACCATGTTGGACTATCTACTGGGTCGTCAGATTTTCCATCACAGTACCAACTAAATTGGCATTGATGCAGTATTGGCGCCATATTACCTTTCCAATTTTGTTTTAATTTTGCTTGGTATATAACTCCACAAATTGAAGTTGGATAATTCATATGTTCTAATCTATTAAGTACTACATGAGCTACTGCAACTTTTCCAGCTAATGGCTGATTGCCAGCTTCAAAGTATATGTTTTGAGCCATACAATAAATATCATTGTTAGCATCACTTGCTTTTAATTGGCCTGGTAGTAACAATATAAACATTAACAACGCTCCAAATCCCATGCCATATAAAAACGCTTTAAACGGGTGCGTATTTTTATTCATTAATAATACCTTCTACCCAATTTTCTGCTGTATTCTCAGCATATCTTTCTGAATGATTGTGGACTTTTCTTGTTGCATGAAAATCAGTGCCTTCAATTAAATCAACTTCAAACCCTAGTTTTGTTTTATATACCTTTGCCATTCTATTACCTTTTTGATATTGATGGTATACTTCTCTTTCTGTCATATTAACTCCTATATGTTATTTTTAAACACGAATTCGATAGCTCGTGCAGCTTCTTTTTCTAAATCTCTTTTATTATACCAACCACCTGTATCAGTATCTAAATCTCTACAGATATATTCGATTTCTTTTGGTGTAATTGGATATCCTTTACTATGAGCATTGCCAGCTGTTGTTAACATGATTTGATACATTTTTGCATACCAGCCAGTTCCATTGATTACTTTATATTCATCAACTTGTTTCTTATTAACGAAAGGACAATCACGATATGATGTCCATGTATAATTTGTATTGTTTAATTCGTTTCTTTTTCTTTCAAGTAAAGCTTTTTGTATTGCTTCAGGAAATCGATCGAACATTGTTTGATTAGGTTTAACGTATGGATATTGTTCCATAAGTTTATGTGGGTCCATAGTATCTCCATCATGAGAGAATATGAAGTTAAAACTGTTTTTATATTTAGCAGGAACATAATACATTCTGCTTAGGTCTTTGGTTTGAGCATCAGCAATATCGCCAATCTCTTTGTTTAAAGCATACCAAAAATGCTTAATGTCTTCTTTGTTAACGACATCAGTTAATGGAAAGACAAGTCTAAACTTTGGCGACTCAACTGTAGATGATGCTGTTGAATAACATACATAACGATACTTATCATACTTTGATTCAATATCTTTCATATCACCGCTATAATCATCAATATCAAGAATACCAAAGCCAGCCCAACCTACAACATTATCATTTGCACGAGTAGTACCAGTTTGATATATTGCAGGACTTAAAAGCGGAGCATCTTTCTTTGTAGGATATTTAGTCGACTCAGAAAGCTTATAGAGAATAGCCTCGAACTCGTCGAAACTATTGTAATCCATACGCTTATCTGTTTTGTTGTCGTATATACTATCGAATATTGTTAAACTTACCATGATTTCCTTCATGACTTGGACCTTCCCAACCTTCTGGTTTGATTAGGTCCGGCAATCCTAGTGGATTGGGTCTTTCAGGTTTTACTCCTACTGTTTTATTTAAGTTTGCTTTAAGTACTTCATCCCAAGCTTTGTATGGGTCAACGCCAAATGCGTCAAGAGTACCAATAGCAACTACACAAATATCGATAAGACCATCGACAATTTCTTCTGCATCGTCGTTAGTTAATGCTGCTTCAGTTTCCATAAGTTCTTCTCTTATGAATTTAATCCTGAATTCTAAATAGCTACGTAGCTTTTCTGCATCATCTTGATTATCGTGCATCCATTTCTTTACACCATACTTGTATTGCATGTCTTGAATATCTTTTACCCAATTCATTATACACCTACTATTTTACTTGATGCTACTTGTATTCCACTGTCCATCTCTCTTACCTGGTCAACGATTTGGTCAACTGGGTCAACGATGAATAGCACAAATTTGTTATCAATAGTAATACCATCTTTAGCTTTTGTATAAGCCATAAACGGCATGAATCCAATCTTACCTTCTCCAGCTGGAATAAGTGAATATCCATCTGTGATTGTAATTGAATCTTCATTCTCTACTACTTTACCGATAACTTCCTCTCCTGAGGATAGTCTTACTAATTTCATATTTTTCTCCATATTAGTCTATTATACCACATTTTTACGTAAATGTAAACGTTTTTATCCAAAAAAATCCTCAAGGTTTGCTACTTCTTTCGAAGACCAACCTACTGCTTCCAAGACTGGTTCAATAGGGTCAAGGAATGTTTTTTGAAATTGAGTCTCATGGTCTATGTATTTCCTTAAGCCAAACTCCTCTGGGAGGTAGGATGGAAAAGCAATAACATTTTCATGAATTGAATTTGGTTGGCGAAGATATAAGAACTTAATCTTCTCGCCGTTGTTAATGAGCTCGTATTTCTTTTTAAGTTGCATGTCTTCAATCAGTTTGTTATAGAGTATCGAGCCACGAACGTGAATGGGTGTACCTTTTTTATACAACGAATTTCTATCTTGAAACTTCTTAACTTGAGTTACTCCACGAGGAAATGCGATTTGGTCAGGGTCAAGAGTTTTGAAATAGTTTTTGAACTGTTCAATAGCTTCTTGTACTGTTCTTTCATCTTCTTTCATAATGACTTTGAATATATTTTTAAGAGCGTCACGACATGGTTCAGGTGTAGAAGACTTAATGGCTTCAATACCCATAATTTTAAGCTTTGGTTCTTTATATCTTACACCTTCGTTATCATGTACATTCATAATATATCTTTTCTTTGCAGTCCAAAGCGCACGGTCAGCGATTGCTTCACGTTTCATAACCATACGATTATCTACACCGCCAAGATATTTATACAGTTGGTCGTATGACTTTGCAAGCTCAGGTTCTAATGCTTCACTGGCAATTTTGTCTAGGAAATCGATTTTGTTTTCAGGTTTAAACTTCTGTACAAAATCATCTAGGCATACATACAACGAGTCTGTGTCGATGGCAATAACATAGTCTTTCCATTTTGCAGGTTTAAGCACTCTGTTAAGATAGGTGTTAAGTGAAAATTCGGCCCATCGAATTGTAAGTTGTCCGGTAAGGGTAATGGCTTCAGCAATCCTCTGGTCAAAGAATCTGAAATAACGATTGCCAAGAGCGCCATAAAGACTATTGAGTAAAATCTTAATGGCCATTTGTCTGTTTTCTGCGATTGCAATGTCTCTTTCGATTTGATATAGTTTTTGTTTGTCATTTTTATCTACCTGTTCTTTTTGTTTTTGAGCGTTAATCATTTCTTTTTTAATCCCTACACGCTCTTTGTACATTTCATCGATGATGAATGGGATTATGCCTGGCTTATCTACATTGAAATATTGACCATTTGCTGCAAGAGCTTTACCTCTATTAGAAGACATTTTATGCGAAGTGATTGCATCATCGATATCGAACTGAGTAATCTCTCCATTTGCAATTGTTTCTGGCGACATATTGTATTGCATAATGATTGAAGGATAAAGAGAGTTTAAGTCAAACGAAACAACATTATCATGTATTCCTACTTGTGGGTCTTTAACAAAGCCACCTGGATAGTTTGATTTAGTTTTATCTTCAACAAATGGTATAGCAATATTGTTAGCGAATAATCTTCGATAGATAATCGTATCCCATATCATTGTAGTACCAAATGTATCGTTATAGTTAACTCCAGCTTTATAAGCCATCGTCATGCAAAGAGTAATCAATCCAAGTTTATCTTCGATTTTATCGACAAGCTCAACGTCTTTAATATTATAATCGATAAACTTTTGATGATTGTGTTTGTAAAGAGTATGGAGATTCGAATACTCATCGTAAGATAGTTTCTTTTCTCCAAGCACGACATGAGCAATGTTGTCGAGTTTGTATGATTCTTGTGGACCATACGAATAGCCAAACTTCTTAAATAGGTCAAGGTAATCAAGTTGAGATATACCTTTAAGTTCATAAGCAGTTTGAGTCCTTCCCATCTTAGTTACGTCTTGTCTATCAATCATTCCCCAAGGACTAAGTCTTTTGACATAAGCTTCTCCAAGCATACGATTGATTCTATTTACAAGATATGGAATATCAAAGAACCTTGAATTCCAACCAGTGACGACGTCAGGACAATATTGTTGAGATGACCAGTGAGTAATAAAGTTAATAAGTAAATCATCTTCACGGTCAAACTTACGATATACAACCATGTGGTCTTTCATATAAGATTTGTCAGTATCATAATCACCTAAGCCCCAGACATAGTAAGTATTACCAATATTGTTTTTCATACAAATTGCGGTAATCTTATGGTCAGCTTTTTCAGGCTCAGGGAATCCGTCGTCAGAAGCAACTTCAATATCGATTGTTGATACATTGATTTTGTTTCTATCGAATTCAATATTACCAGGATAGTAATCATTAATGAATGCTGGAACGTACTTTGTGTTTCCGTATATTTTCTTACCAGACACTCCTTTGTTTGCTTGTACATATTCGTTTGCAGTCCTCATAGACTCGAATCTTTTACCAGCATTTGCTACACCAACAGGATTTCCATCAAGTGATTTCCACTTAGTAGGAAGATTAGTAGATGTAAAAAGGATTGGTTCGTATTTGACTTTCTTTTCAATTCGTCTTCCATGGTCATATCCTCGTAAAAGAATCATATTGCCATATCGAGACACATTAGTATAGAATTTCATCATATGTATATTATACCATAGTTTAGTTTAAATGTAAAGGTTTATTTGCATTTATTTTCAATTAAAGATTGGGGAGCAATTTCTTACTCCCCGCATGATTTAGTCAATTTGGTCTTAAATACTGTTATATTGCATTACCATTAACATTGGCGCTAATCCTAAAATTAACCCCGTAATAATAACAGCAAAGATAGTAGTTTTTAAGGCCTCGGCAACGTCTTCATATTTGTCAATAAAATGAGTTATATGTTTCATGTTGTTCTCCAGTAAATGTGTTGTGTACATATCTACTGAGTTTCGCTGCTCGCCAGTATATCTCTATTCAACGAGATATTCTTTCTTCTTTGATGCCCCAGCAGACCCTAATTCGATCTTTCTAGGACGCTTCTCTTCCGGAAGTTCTACTCTAGCATACACTACAAGTATTCCATCTTTCAAATCAGCACCGTCTATTACAACAAATTCTGAGAGTCGAAATGATTTCTCGAATTTGCGGGACGATATACCTTTATACGCGTATTCACGCGATACCGATTCCACCTCTCCCTTGATTTTCAATATGCCATCTTTAAGTTCCAAGGATATATCCTTTTCTTTAAATCCAGCAATTGCTAGCTCAATGAGAAATTTCTCATCGTCTATTTTCACAACGTTATGTGGTGGATAGTTATCAGTTCCGGACCTCGCACTTTGATGAATCCTTTCCAGGTCTTCAAATAAAGTATCGAATCCGACGAATAGTGAACGTGGTACGTTCAAAGTATTTCTTACCATTTTTAGTTCCTCCTATATATAGCAAGGTTTGTTAGAGCCGGTCCAATACCGCACTCTTTCAGATATATTTATACAAGCTTAAATGCTAGTTTAAATAAATTTTGTTTATAAGTAGTGTTTTACTACTTTGTTTAATCTACCTGATTTCATGAATTTATGAAATAGTTTCCAGGCTCTATTAATTCTTTTCTCCATTGTTGGAATTCCCTATGTTATACTTAGGGCATAGTTCCCATTGAGTTTTTTCCTTAAAAGGAATCACCTTTATCTGTCTCAATGGTGCTAATTCTTTAGCCATCTCCGGCTTCATAATCGTTACTAAACCCCAGTCGGCGAGTAATGTTGCGATTGTATTTCGTCTTTGTACATCGTTCTCTAATAAACTAGATGGCTTTCCATCTAGCAAAAATAGTTCTTTAAAATGAACTATAAAATATCTACCTTGCTTATGTAAAATATGGCAAGATTGAAATAACTTCTGGTCTTTACGAGAAGCTACACCTATACGCGTTAGCGTTTCTCGTATCTTTAAAAAGTCATCTGGTTCTCTAAGAGAGACTTCAAGCATGCTACCTGGAGTCCAATCTTTTATTTGTATTTGAGTGTTATCGTTTTCCACCTTTATATATCCTTTGTTTCAATTGTTCAATTTGTTCATCATTAATTAGAGATAACGCTGATTTAGCTTTTTCATCACTATACCCATAATTTTCTTTGATGAGTTCAAGATGGTCAATATCACTGGCCTTAATCCATTTAGACCATCTTTTCTTCTTTCTAATTATATTTATAAGAAAATCAAACTGAACGCGATGGTCTAGGTGATGATGGATATTCATTTCATTAGCATACAATATAGTATCTTTAAAGAAAGAAAGACCGCGATTTATGATGAAAGGATTGTATTCCTTTTCAGCAATATCGTCAATCATGATATCTTTCTTAGTTTCATTGATTGCTTTTAAATAGTCAAATGGGTTCATATCGTAGTAGTTATATCAAGAGCTTTTCTTATCTCTTCTTCTAATATACCAGCTTCTTTCTTATATAACGAAACTTCATTGTTAAGTTCCATAACTCTTTTTTGAGCATTGGCTAGTTGTTCTTGCAATTCTTTGACATTGCGCTCTAGCATTAATGTTCTATCCTCAACATTACTACCTGTTTCTATTTCTGTTTGTTCTCCAGTCACTGGATTAATCATGTATTTTTTCATTTGAATTTGACTCCTGCCATTACTTCAGTTAAGCAAGCAACCATATTTAATTCATGGTCAGCAACAAAACTGTTTTTATATTGATAATCAGCCAAAATAAGTACCAGTTGTGGTATTGATTGTGGCTCTACATATTCATTCATGTTATCGTATACTTTACGAAACATTGATGCTGGTTCTATATCTATATTATCAGCAACCCATTGTCTCATTTTACGAAAGTCTTTTATTTTAAGAGCATTCATAAGAGTATCAAGAGCAATATCATTAGCATTGACTAATATACCACTATCGATTTTACCAAAGTTTGAATATCTTTGTAGTTCATTAAGTGTTCTTCTGAAATCTGGAAAGTATTTCATAATCAGTTCAGCAATAACAGCTGGTTCTGAGTTGATACTTTCGACTGATAGTATTTGTTGAACCCTTTGCATAAATTGACCAGCAAGAGCTTCTTTCTCTTTCTTTGGCATTGCGAATTCAATAACACTGGTTCTTGAATGTAATGGTTCGATTATACGATTCTTAAAATTACATGTAAGTATAAACCTACAGTTAGCTGAAAACTCTTCGATAAATCCACGCAAAGCTGGTTGCGTTGATTGTGGATTAAGGTAATCCGCTTCGTCCAAGATGACGACTTTGAGGCCGCCTGATAAGGAAACGGACGAAGCGAATTGTTTGATTTTGTTTCTTAGAGTATCGATACCTGATTCTTCTGAACCATTAATGATTATATAATCTAGGTCGAGTTCGTTACAAAGTGCTCTAGCAACTGTGGTCTTTCCTGTACCAGCTGTACCAGTGAACATCATATTTTGAAGTTCGCCTTTGTCTAAAACGTTTTGAAATATCTTTTTAAGGTCTTGTGATAGTACGCATTCCTCTACTTTTCTTGGGCGATACTTTTCGACCCATAGGAACTCTTCCATTATAGTACCTCCCAACCTTCTACAGTATCTAACCTAAAAGACCTCCATGCATTTTTATCTAATGACCATACTGGAAAAGCTTCCATCTCATTAGATGTGTAGCTGATTTCTGTTTTAACTCCATTTGCTTTAAGCATTTCTGGATTAAGAGTACAAGGCATGATTCTTATTTCGCCTGTATCTATTTTTCTAAATGTGACTGTGACTTGCCCTTTTTGTAAAGCCTTGAGCAATTTGGCTTGTTCATTGTTGTTCATAATGTATTCCTTAATAATAAAATGTGAGGGGAGTTTCACCCCTCGTCTGGTTTACGACTCTGACGAATCGTCTTCAGTAGCAGCTACTTCAGGTACCGCGCCTTCTGGCGTTTCTTGACCTTTTGAAGCTTCTTCTAGAAACGCTACGATTCTAGACCTAAGACCACCTACTGCTTCCAACTCAGGACCTTCAAAACCACCTCTTTTAGAACAAAGGTCAATTACTTGTACCATTGTTGAGATGTCTTGTAGACTAAGTTGAGCTCCAGCTGGTTGCTCTTCTGTTCCAGTTTCGACGTTTGTATTTACATCTTCTGACATAATTTTCTCCTATGCATATTTACGAAAATTAAAAGACCCGCCCCATGCGGCATCTTCCATTCCTACAATGTATTTATACATCGTAGCTTGAGTTTTTCTCAAGAGCGATAAAATAATCAACAGGATAATTACTATTAGTCCAGTTAGAGATTAGCTTTGAGCTTATGCTTACAAAGTAATCGCCTGGTAGCAATTTCAAGTTGGGTATACTTACCACGAAGTTAAATCCATTTTTACATGAATTGTCTCTATCTAGCTCTATTTCAAATAGGTTTGAAGTCGAGTCTCTTGTATCGAGTACAGAGGCTGTAATAACTCCATCATTACCTGTTATAGCTAGTTCAGTATGACCAAGAACAGCAGCAGCTTTACGAATCTGATTTAGTTTATCTTCTTCGATATTAACTCCAAGTTCTGGTTCTGGCATCTGAATATCTTTTTGAGGAGTGGTTAGGATATCGCTTTCTGAAAAGAAATATCTAATCTTTTGTCCACCACCTTTTACCAATACTGCTTTATCTTCAAACTCTAATGTAGGATTATCAATAAGGTTTAAGACTGATAAGAATTCGTTTAAGTCATAGACTCCGAACTCTTGTGGAAAGTCTTCAACTATTTCAGCAGAAGCTAGAATAGTTTTGGACTCTGAAATAGTCTTCAGTTTTTGTCCTGGTTTGAAAACAATATTTGGATTTATTGTTGCGAAGTTTTTTAACACATTCAAGGTGTCGTTAGATAAGTTCATATTTTCTCCATTATATAACTATTATACCATACTTTCATTGTAATGTAAACGATTAGTTTTCATTTTTATCATGGCAATCCAGAGCGATTATAGCATAGTGCAAAATCTTGAGAAGGTCAGCTCTGTTATGTCCTTCTTTTTTACCATACCTTTGAGCGTACTTAAGTACGTTTCCTAAAGCAAAACCCATGCCATGTCCACAATCAATAATGAATTCAGTTGATTGAAACTGATTCTTTGAATAGTGACCGCCATAAGTTTTGTCTATATAACTCTTGAGCTCTTCAACAAGAGCTCCTTCGTTAAATTTGTAATCAATTTGATTAGACTTCATAAGTTTCTTCAGCATTAATATCTCCTGTCTCTTCGACAATTTCATCAGCATCTACTTTACTGTATAAGTCAAGAAAAGCTTCTTTAGTATCAGAATCAAATCTTGAAATACATAAGTCAATTGCTTTGTCTCTTTTCTGAAAGATAGAGAATGTTTGTACAATGTGACATAGTCTTCTAGTTGAAATAACTTCGTCGACACCATCATCATAGAAAGTTTTTCTAATAATATCAGCCCAAAGAACTAGCTTATCAGCAAAGTCCATGTCGATACAATTGAATTTTTCCATGTGTTTTATAACAATCTTTTTCTCTATGTTAAGAGATGGGAACTGTTGGTCAACTGATATTGTAAACCTTTCAAGGAAAGCATCATCAATGATTGAAGCTGCTGTGAACCTACCATCTTCTGAACCTTTACCTTTAGTATTAGCTGTTGCGATTACATTGAAACCTTCTGCAGGCTCTACAATTTCGCCAGTCTTTTTAACAAGTACTGGTTTGCCTTCAAGGATTCCTTGTAAGCACATAATTTTGTTTGTTGCTCTATCAATCTCATCAAGTAAGAGGATAGCTCCATTTTCCATTGCTTTAAGAACTGGACCTTTAGAGAAAACTGTTTCTCCATCGATAAGTCTAAAGCCACCAAGTAAATCATCCTCATCTGTTTCAGGATTGATTTGAACTCTGATAAACTCTTTGCCTACTTTAGCGCAAGCTTGTTCTACCATAAAAGTTTTACCATTACCTGAAAGACCAGAAATGTATGTTGGGTAGAACATATTTGATTTGACAATTTTTACAATGTCAGAAAATGCTCCCCAAGGTACGAATGATTTATCTGTTTTAGCGAAGGTTTTTTCTTCGTTTACTATTGACTGCATTTGAGCAGCTGATTGTGGCATTTTAACCACTGAATTTGATACCATTGTTTCTCTTAATGGTTCAATAAGTCCAGCCAAATCGTATGTACCAATTTTGACTCTGTTATCTTTTTGCATTAAAGGGTCCCAATCCTTACCGGTATAGCCGAACTCTTTTCCGACTTCAACAATTGCGTTTTTTCTGAACTCAGTACTATCAGGGTATCTGGTAGCAAGTTCTTTGAGAATTATCTGGGTAGATTTTTTCAAGTTATTCATAATATAGTTTCTCCTTATCAATTTATATATGTATATTATACCATAGTTCGACGTGTTTGTAAAGGTTTATTTTCACTTTTAGGTGAAATACTTTGCAGAATAGTGTTGTTCATTCTGCTACCGCCTTACCGAAGTTCGTTAATAGTGTTTTGTTAAGCTTTTTAGACTTACTGTATTTCTTAAATGCTGAAGTTAATTGACCCTTTGAAGCGTCTTCATTAACTTCGAATTCAGTAGCGTCAGTAGATAATGCTCCTTTCCAAGATTTTACAATGTATAATTCATTGTATCCAAGCTCGTCTTTAAACGTAACGCATTTGTTTTTTGCGTATTCTCTATTGTATTTTTTCATGCCATTATTCCACATATCAGCTGAAGTATCGCAATCAGATATTTTGTATTTAAAGTTATGTCCATT